GTTATGTCTATGGTAACGTCTTTAGTTCTCAGCGTAGGAGAGGAGTTGGAGATAGTGATGCGTAACCCCATGAGGAACGTCAAGAAAATGACGGAGGGGCAGCGTAAAGTAATGTGGACACCGGACCAGGTAAAAACATTTTTAGATGTTGCTTACGGAGAATACAAGTGGCGTAGTATAGGATTGATAGTACACATGGCGTATGCTTTTGCTCAGAGGGTTGGCGATATGCGATGTTTAAAATGGGATAACATAAATTTTGACACCCAAAGATTAGACCTGGAGCAATCAAAGAGAAGGGCAGAGGTACATCTACCCATTGAGGACAGTTTGTTTGCGATGCTGAAAGAACAGCATAATGATTTTGATTTTCAAGAGTTTGTAGCACCACACCCATACCCCCGGAGTGGAGAGTATAAAGTATATCACCTAAACGAGGTGAGTCGTATGGTTAACCATGTAAAAGATAGGGCCGGACTACCCAGGAACCTAACAGCAATGGACATGAGAAGAACAGCCATAACAGAAATGGTTGAGGCCGGGGTAGACACGACACAGATAATGGCAGTATCCGGGCACAGTAGCCCTGGGTCCATGAGGCCATATATAAAACACACATTTAATTCAGCGAATAACGCATTGACAAGAAGGGAGAGTTATAAAAATGCCTAGTATACCATCAAGAAATTTTTTAGAGGGTATAAATGTAAAAGAGGGAGAGTCACTTACATTAGATTGTCCCAAGTGTAATGGAGTAAAAAAGTTTTCAATTAGTAACCAGGACGGATTGCTGCTATACAATTGTTATAGGGCTTCTTGTGATGTTAAGGGCTCTTACATAACAAATATGTTGGCCGATACAATTAAGAAGAAACTACAAGGGGCTACAGAAAGTAAGACCCCGGAAAAGTTTGTCATGCCGGAGCGTATAACAGATGGGAACAATGCTTATGTGCAAAGGTTTAAAAGGAGGTGGGACCTATCTATGGAACTATTCTATGATTGTAAGGATAGTCGAGCTGTGTTTCCCATATACAACAATGGTAGGCTAGTAGATGCGATAGGGAGGGCTCTATATAGTGCACAGCCTAAGTGGTACAGATACGGGGGAGAGGCCAAGTACTACGCACACAAAGTTTCTGCTTGTAAAAGTGTGGCAGTAGTGGTAGAAGATTGCATATCAGCTACAGTTGTAGGGGAATCTATGTTAGGTATAACCGGGGTGGCTTTGCTTGGTACAAACTTGATGCGAGAGCATAAGGAATACCTGGACAGATTCGACAAAGTAATAGTGGCTCTTGACCCGGATGTTATAGGCAAGACTATTGAGTATACGAAAGAGTTGAAGAGTTATTGTGATCCATCAGAGGTGTATGCTTTGCATATTGAGGATGACCTAAAATACAAAAGACCTAATGATTTCAACAAGTTAAGGGAGCTAATTAATGTCTAATAAGGATGAAAAAAGAAAAGCTGTGTTGGAGTATTACAGAAAATACAACGCAAAGAGGCCAGAGAGGAACGCAGATAGAATGTTTGTTAATGGTAAATTCATACCCAAGTCACATCCCCTTTGGAAGAGAGGAAGGTATAAGTCTTTTAACGATGCAGCCTTTTCTTCCCTGGCTAATTACATATTATCAACAGAAGGGGAAGTGTATGTCTTACAGAACCCGGCCTGGGATAACTGGTATAAGATAGGGAAGGCCATTGACTCTGAGGATAGATGTAACGGTTATCAGACGGGTAGTCCACACCGGGACTATAAGATTGTAACATCTAAAAAGTTTAGCCATAGAGGTATAGCTGAAAAGATGGCACACTCTTTAGCTGAGGGGCTTAGTCGTAAGAGAGCTAATGAGTGGTTCTATATAAAGCACCTGGGTAAAGAAGACTTTGATAAGATGTTAAACTTAATTGATGGATTGATAGAGGAGAAGAAACAGAATGATAGAACTAGCACTAATTAGGAGCCTTATGCAGCGTGACTTCTACGAGGATCACAAAGGTAGTAAGTGCCCGGACAAACTTTTTAGTAAAGATGTTCGTAAGATAAAGAATACCCTGGACGAAACTATGGGTAAGTATGAGAGGGACGTAACGCTCACAGAATTACAGGCTTTGTTCTTTGCAAATAACGCCACGCTAACATCAGCAAACAAATCTTCTTTTGAGATATTGTTTAGTAAAATAGCCAAAGAAGAGGCCATGAACAATGAGATAGCCAAAGAGGTTTTGTCTAAACTGTTTCAACAGATGGTGGGTGAAGAGGTAGCTAACCTGGGATTTGATTATGTAAATGGTACAAAGAATAACCTGGAGCCATTAAGAAACATCTTGGATAACTATCAAGATGACTTCACACCTAGCTTTAGATTTGAGGGAGATGACATTAGTTTTAATACTTTGGTGGACCACCTTAACTTGAAGTTCCAATGGAAGTTTAACATCCCATCTCTACGCAGACGGGTTGAGGGGCTCAGTGGTGGGCACTTCGTAATCGTAGGGGCTAGGCCCAATACCGGGAAGACATCGTTCCACGCCAGTATTTTAGCGTCTGAGGGGGGATTTATAGATCAGGGGGCAAAGTGTGTTGTCTTGTGCAATGAGGAGGCATACAAAAGGGTAGGCTTAAGATACTTGTACTGCAAATCGAATATGTCTAGCGATCAGGTCCTGGAGAATAGGAACCTAGCGTTGAAGAGGTACGATCCTATCAAGCAACTTCTATCTATTAAGGATGCAACGGATAAGAATATGGATTATGTTGAGCAGCTTGCAAAAAGTGTTAGCCCTGACATAATTATCCTTGATATGGGTGATAAATTTGCAACAGCCGGGTCAGAAAGATCAGATATTTATCTCAAAGAAGCAGCTATTCACGCAAGAAACGTTGCCAAAAAGTATAATTGCGTTATAATTTGGATGTCCCAACTTTCAGCAGAGGCTGAAGGTAAGATAAATGTTAATCAGTCTATGCTTGAGGGCAGTAAGACGGGTAAGGCAGCAGAGGCAGACTTGATGTTACTAATTAGTAAGAACCCGGACATTGAAGGCCAGGACAGTAATGACCCACAGCGTCACATAAGGTTAGCCAAAAATAAACTAACTGGATGGCACGGCACTGTCCATGTCGAATTAGATGTCGAAACGGGGAGATATTCAGCATGAACTGTTGGCATTGTACTACTGAATTAATATGGGGGGCAGACTTTGATGGAGATGACTACGGGTGTGGTGAAACATATTCTATAGTATCTACATTAACCTGCCCTAAATGTGAAAGTTACGTTGAGGTCTACTACCCCAAGGAGAAAGAAAACAATGAAGATAATACTTGATGTAGAAAACACGACAACTAAACGGGACGGGAAGCTACACCTGGACCCGTTTGAGCCCGGTAACTCTTTGACACTCGTAGGTGTCCTGGATTGGTTAGAGTATGATAGTGAGATATTTGTGTTCGATCATACGGAAAGAAAGATAACGGATGATGATTCTGACACTAAACTACAAGCTATACTGGATAAGACAGAACTTCTCATAGGACACAACCTACAGTATGATCTTCAATGGTTGTGGTCTTGTGGATTCAAGTATGATGGTCCTATTTTTGATACCATGCTTGGTGATTATGTATTGCAGCGTGGACAAAAGGGCTCCGTCAGTTTGGAGAACTGTGCTATACGATACAACCTGGATATGAAGAAGTCGGACACACTAAAAGATTATTTCAGAAGGGGGTATCAAACGGATGAGATACCTCTTGATGATCTATCAAAATACCTACACCAGGATCTTGTCGTTACTAAAGGTCTATACTGGAGATTGATTGAAGAGTATGATAAACCAGAGGCACAATCATTAGTGAATGTAAGAGGTATAACTAACGATGTGTGCAAGACCCTAACAAGGATGTACATGAATGGTTTTAAGATAGATAAGTTTGCACTACAGCAAGTGCGTGAGGACTTTGAAAAAGAGCTAACAGATATCGAAAGACGTTTACAAGCCCAGGTAAGAGAACTTATGGGGGACACGCCAATAAATCTTAACTCCCCGGAGCAAGTTAGCCAGGTTATATACTCCCGGATATTGTACGATAAGAAAAAGTGGGGTGTTGTGTTTGACAATGTGGAAAGCAAAGATGAATTTAAGCAAGCTGTTAAAGACAACAGTGCCATAATGGTTAAGACGAAAGCACATGTTTGCCGGACCTGTAACGGGAAGGGCAAGATACTTAAGACTAAGAAAGATGGCACACCTTTTGCTAAACCAAACAGATGTCCCGACTGTGATACCAGGGGATATCGACTAACAAAGCTAAGACAGATGGCAGGATTAGGGTTCTTCCCACCATCAAAAGCCTGGGTTAGTGCCAATGGTTTCTCTACAAGCAAGGGTAGTCTGGATAATCTTATTAACATTGCCAAAGCAAAAGATATGACAACAGCAGAAACTTTTTTAACAGACCTTAAAAGGCAGAGTGCTGTATCTAGT